CTAATACTAAATCCCGTATCTTCTTTTAAAAGTTCCTGAATATTGTAAGGCATCTGTGTATACTGATACACGCTCCAGTCAAAATTTACATTTCCTACCCATACATAATTATTTTTATAAAGTTTATCTACATCAAGATCTATTAGTGATTCGTAAGAACCAATAATAAAATCTACGTCCTGCGGATTAACATATCCGCTATCTTTTGTGTATCCTTTAGTAATGTATTTTGTAGGAAATGGCCTATGATTATATCCTTGCGGTTTTAGATAAGTCTCGTATTCCGGTATTCTATAAATTAAATCTGTTTCTGTACCTGAAATTTGGTTTGTTAATAAAATAGGCTGTGGAGTGAGCTTAAATTGTTTTTCGTCTAATTTATATTCAACTTCGTCAAACCCTGTGCTGGCACCGTACTGTCCATCTTTAATTGCCCACTCTTCATAAAATTCTAAACTATCTTGATTTGCACTTGCTAATGCATCAAATAATTTTGTTAAAGCATTTTTTGAGCCTTTGTCCTGTATAAATCCTTGGTAAAATTTATATTGGCTTACATCATCATTAATAATATTTTCTAGATATTTTCTTTTTTGATAACCTATCAAATGTTGAGCTAGTTTTTGCTGTTCAGTATCAAAGTTATCACTATCTAAATCATAAAAATCTGCAAACTGGTTTATTTTATAATCAAAGTTTGCAAATAAACCTGCTTGAGGTTTATCTTGTAATCTTACCCATTGATCATCATTAAACGTTGCTGTGCCTGCAATTTTGTTTTTTGCTGAATAATAAAATTCTTTGTATTTTACGATACTTCCTATTGCATAGTCAGTCCAAGTTGTCCATTCTGTTACTTGTGCATCGTCATATATAAATCCAGGTATGTTTAAGCTACCATTCCATTCATCGGTTCTATATCCTAACACTTTGATACGTTCTTGTCTGTATCCAGGAGCAATGTCATAAATTACATCTCCAAATACTGTTACATTATCAATTAATACTACATGTTCTTTAGATACTAACGGTAATTTTATTGCATATATGCCATCAGCAGTATTAATTGTTCTACAACTAAAATTATTATCTGAATCTTTTGCAAATTTTAAGTTTTCTTTATCTAGTTTTTTTCCGTCTGCTTTTAAAATGCTGTAGCCATAAAAAGTATTGTAGACATTATCTACAGTAGAATAATTGCTTGTAAAATTAATTTTATCTGCCGCTGGACTTAAAGTAATAATAGAACCAGACCCCCAATTTTGTGTGGTCCAGAACATGAACTCTTTTGCTGAAGTTAACCAGTTTGATACTTCATAACTGTCTGTTCTAAATTCACTAAATGTAAAACCTACTTCATTAAGATATTTTTCATAACCTAGTAAAAAGTCAACAACATCTTGGATTGTAGGTAAAAGACTTCCGTAGTTAAGCTGTGTTAATCTATTTTCAAAATTCTGTCTTACAAACGCATCTCTACCGCCTATTAACGGTAATGAAGGTAATTTTGAAAAGTTTTCTTCTTCGAAAGATGCTCCGCTAGTATGTGTTTTTGTAGCTCTATAAAAGCTATTACTATTTTTAACAATAGTGCCTACAACGTAAACTTTTCCGCTACTCCAATCAACGTAAGCTTCACTTACTCCACCTACATTAATTAAAGGATCATTAGATCTTTCAGATGTGGGATAATAATTAAATTTAGGATTTTGGTTGTCATATCCTTTTATATAATATCCTTCAGGTCTTTTTTCTACAATTACTCCGCTATAAGAAACTTCTTGTTGCGGGAAACTAGAATTTAAAAATATTTTATAATTTTCTTCTGGAACAAATACATTACCTTCATTTAAAGGAGTTCTACTATCTAACAACAATTTAAATTTATTTTTATCTGTAAAACCACCAATTTTAAAACCTATTTGATTTGTAATGTTTTTTACACGATCTTTATAAATTGCAATCTGTTCATTGTTAATTGACGTTTGGTAATCAAATATGTAATTTATAAGTCCACTTGTAAAAGTTTGAGCAGTGTCTGACAATACTGTAGGAAATACAAGTTGAGAAAGTTCTATCTGTTTTCCGGAGGTACTGTATATAATTTGGTTTGCACTATTGCGTTTCTGCCTAATTCTATCAAATGCTGTTGCAAAAGTCTTACAAGGTTTATTAGCTGTTAAAGCTCTTAACAATGAAAACGGATATTCACTGCTTCTTCTCCAAGCTGTTTCTACTGGAGCACCGTCACCAAATTTAAAACTATTTCTAGTAGTGCCAATATTGAAATTTTGAGATAGGCCGCAATCGTTAGGACTTAATAGATTACCATTTTCGTCTACTGGTATTGTGTTAAGTAAATTAGGTCTAACATATTTTTTATCAACCTTAAAGTTTGGTTGTCTTACTATACCTGCTGATAAATCCTGCCACAATGGTAAGTTATTCCTAGTATAAGGACCTGGTCCATATTGTGTTTCCCACCAAGTAGGTTTAACACTTATTCCTAACATTTCCCAAGGATGAGTGTGAGGACGATCTGTATCATATGCATACATAAATGCTTGACGCCACCAACCCGGTAATAATTCAGTATTTAAATAAGTTGTTTGTCCGTAGTTAAAAGTAAAACTGTTTTCTCTATCATAGTATGCCTGTTTAGTATATTCTTCATTAACTAATCTAAGCCAAGCTAAAAAGTCAGCTATCATTGCATTATCGATTTGTGTTTTTGATAATCCTGTCTTTCTATCTAAGCCAGGAGCGAAATCATTAATATCAAATAGACTCACATCATAACTTACTTTAAGATTATTGTATATTCTTTTTTCTAATTCTAATATTAAATTATCTCTATAATCTTTGTACGCAGTAATTTTACTTCCGTCATGTCCTTGAATAACTGGCACACCTTCGGTCCATTCCTCTATTGTTTCATCATCTTGTACACCATGATTTGCAACGCTGTTGGGCATAAAGAATGTTCTATTCAATCCTTTAAAAGTGTGTGCATGAGCTTGGCCGGATCCGCCCAATTCAGTATCTCTTGTTTGAGCTTCAGTAATTGTTGTATAAAGAGGATAGAACCAACCTAACTTTCCGCTACCCATTTGATCAGGTCCTGCTACGCCGTATACTTTATAAGGACCTGTAGGAATATCAGGCGCCTTTGCTGTTTTTACAGTATCATCAATATAAAAGTCAGGTTCAAACTTAGGATATAAACCCAACTTAGTAGGTGTTGGAGGTACGTAACTACCATTTGTATTATCATATTCGTAAATTAATATTTTGTCGCCTATTTGTTTTGTAGCTGTTATAACAGCAAATCCTTCAGTATTAAATGTATAATCTTTTCCGTAAATTAATTGTAATCCGTTAAGATAAATTTGTACTGACTTATTGCTAGGCGTATTAATATCGTATATTGCAGATAAAGGAAAAAACTTTTCATCAGTATCTTCAATTTCAAAGGTATTTACAACATTTCCACCTGTAGCAACCATATCACTAAAATAAAATGGCATGTGACTAATTTTATCTTTATTAATCTCCTGCATAATTTTATCAAAATGTATTTTTACATCACCTTCGTATCCTAAATTTGTTGCTACTTCTACAAACAACCTTTTAAATTTACCGTATTCTTTCCTTGCAAATTCTAATGCTTTAATAACATTTGAAGATTCATCTAAAAAATGGAATAAAGGAAAATTAAGTGGTGCTGAATGTTTTAAATATTTCTTTCCTAATCTTGTTAAGTTTCCAATGTCACGCATATTACTTGTGCCAGGAAATTGTCCAACAAATTCATTTGCTTCTTCTACGATTGACGCAACATGATCATTTACTTCACCTAAAGTAAATTGATTAACATTTGAATTAATTGGATTTCTTTCTAAATTACTTGCAATCTCATAATATCCGTTTTTATTTTTTGGAAATCTTGATCTACATTTAATAACAATTATATCTCCATCTGTTAGATCATTGTTAAATTTTATGTAACTGTGATTATTAACATCTTTTTCAATAACAAAATCAGTTGTAATTTTTTTAATTTTATTGTTAACATACACACGAAGCCATGCTGTATCTATAAATGATTTGTCATCATACATGTCTATCTCATACCGTGCTGACCCGTCATGTACATATTGACGTATTACATTTTGTGTACTGTCTTTGTCTGCTTTTTGCCAACCATTAGTTAGTGTATAATTAGTTCTATCTTTGTATTTTCTTAAAAAACCTTTATCAGTTCCTTCAGATACTAATGTATTGTCTTTTGTATAAACAAAAGATCCTTGTAGCAGGTCAAAAGTAAATAATATGTCTCCGCTGTTTTCTATACTTCTGTACTCTAGCGGAAATCCTAATTCAGTATCATTGACTCCATTGCTTCTATTATATGAAAAAACTTTGTTTCCTATAAACTGCGAAGATTCATAAGTGGTTGAATCCAAATAGTTTACATCATTGTCATCATACATGTCAAATAACGGCTGTTGATTGACACTATTTTTATTTTGTGCTTGTTTCCAAGTTGTACCATCATAGTAGAAATATTTTCCTCTATTGGCATTACCCGCTGTAACTAAAACTGTTTCATTTAATTGAGGTGTTGAATCAGTAGTTTCTACAAGTGAAATTTGAGTTCTGTTATTAACTGTTATAAATTTAACTGTATAAATTTTTCCTTTGACTAACAAGTCTGTATCAGCAGTAAATAAAACTCTCATACCGTTGGTTAAATTTACACCATCAATATTATAACCTAAAGATCCTTCAATAGTAGAAAATGCATCTATTGTAAAAGTATCAATTAAATCAATATTTGTTTTTGTCTTTGTTCCAAATTGAAATAATTTTAATCCTTTTTCAAATTCAATAATAGGCCTACTAGCTCTAGAATTTTGATCTATTGCAATACTTTGACCGTTTAATTCAGCTGATTTTTCTATTACGCTTTTATGAAACCACCTATTGTATCTACTCCAGAGATTTCCGTCTTGGCTACCTCTGTTAATAACAATATAATCTTTATTTTGGGGAAATCCTAGTGCTTCACTAAAAGGATAATAATCAAACTCTTGCTTATCAAATTCTACTTCGATATCTTCTGTAAACAATCCACTAACATTCAAATCTTCTTGACTGACAAGCTGTATTTCTTCTCCTACACCTTCTACGTACCATTCTCCAGTTGCATATTTTGTAGGAGTAACTTGTCCAGCAAAATTTAATTTCATACCATTGCTTAAAGCCCAGCCTGCACTTGTGGTATAATTTTTCTTACCTAATATTTCTGCTTCTACATTTATTTCAGTATTTTCTTCTATATCAAAAACTTTGATAAAACCAGATACATTAGGATCTGTTTTAGAAATATAATAAAGTTGATCCGGAGCAGTATCCGGCACAGTAAATTCAATTGTGCCTTTGTCAAGATATACATCATCTGTTTCGGCACCATCTTCATCATATTTTTTTACACCAGTATCGTAAATTAAACTTACATTTGATAATGAGTCTCCTACTTCTTGTCCAGGAGTAAAACTTCTTTGTGTTGCAAAAGCAAATGCATAACTAGGTGTATCAATGTCAAATCTATAAGTTTGCCCTCTATACAAAGTTATTGTAGGATTATTTGTTAATCCATCAGGCGTAAACAAATATGTTACATTATCAACATTATCAGAAAGTCTTACTGTATATTCACTTTGTACTTCTTTAGTTTGTCCTATGACTGTTGTTGTAGTAGGTCCGGTTGGTAGCCAATAATATTCTCTAAAGTTTACAAATTTATCCCAATCAATATGTGGGTTCCATGCGTATGTTTCTTGTGAATTTAATACACTATGGTCTTCAGTAGAACCACCAACTATTTTAGTTTTGTTTATAAAATCATTGTAATCAGCATAAAAATTTACGTTGCCTAAATTATCTTTGATTACACTGACAGGCTCTAATTGATAGTTTTCTCGCTCTGTTGTAAAATCGCCTACATAATTATCACTCTGATTAAATGCTTTGCTGACTTTTCTTCCGTAATAGGCGTTAATTTTTTCAGCAACGCCCGGCTGAAGCATTTGGTCAAGAGTTGCATTTAAGAATTTATTGTTAAATTCTGTTCTAAAATATTTAGGTAAGTGATTTGCTGAACGTCTTTTATAGTTCTTATCACCGCCTGGTAAAGCTGGTTCTTTTTGATTATTTTCAAAAGCCATTAGTAACCATAACCTCCGCCGCCGGATCCACTACCACCTGATCCACTACTACCTGATCCACTGCTACCTGATCCACTGCTACCTGAGCTACCAGAACTTGAAGTGCTTGTGCTTGTGCTTGTAGTTGTAGAGCTTGTGCTTGTAGGTGTGCTAGTAGTAGTAACATTATTAGCACTTGTTATACCTACATTTGTGTTTGAAGTATTTGTTATCACGTCGCCGGAAGAATTAAGTTTACTTGCTGTAACTGCGTCAATTATTTCTATGTCATTAACAGTTGCACCACTAATAAAAATTTCATCAAGTTCTGACTTGATTTCATATAAACTTCCAAATGACTGATTCACTTGTTCTGGTACAATTACAAAGGTTACAACATCAGGAGCCATTTGTTTCATAACATAAGTGCTTAATTCGGAAAAATAAAATTTCTCCCCAAAATCCCAGTTATCTAATGCAAAGTATTGATTAATCAAACTTATAACTCTTGACTTGATGTCATTATCATTCAAAACTATATCGGGATTTTTAACAACTTTAAATTTTGCCTGCAAATTAGTTTCTGCCCTTGTTCCAAATAACACTCTGTACTTAACAGGATGATATACTATTTCATCACTTAATGATTTTATCTTGTTTATATCACCACCATAACTTGTGAATAATGCATCTGATGACGGTGGCAAAGGTTTTGTTGCTAATGTTCCATCTAAATACTGCCTAAATGTATTATCGTATGAACGTGTGAGTACGTAAGTATCTATTATGTTACTAGAACTTGGATCAATTCTTGTTGTGTCATCTGCCGCATGTACATAATGAAATTTAATTTTATCTCTACCAACAAATGCTTTATAATCTGTAGTAAGGGAAGTAGTACCTGTAGTTTTATTATAGACTTCAAATATATTTTCTGTAATAAAATAAAAGATTTGCCCATCATTATACACTGTTAATGTACCTAAAGCAGATTTATTTGCTAATACAATTATATTTGCTTCTTCATTTGAAATATAATTAAAATCTTCAACACTGTCAGTTGTTACATATTTCTTTTGGAAAACATATTTTGTAGATTCATTTACAGACGGAGCAACTATTTCTTCAAAAATTTGTGGATCATCAACTACACCGTCGTCGTCTTCATCAAAAAATGTAACCTGTACTTTTTTGCTATTGATATATCCTTCGCCATCTCTATATTCTTCTGTAATTTCCCAATTTTGATCGATAGTAAAATTTTGTATAGAATCGGGTCTAGTATTAATATTTAAAACAGTAATTCTATCTTTTATAATCTTACCTGTTAAACTATTGTAAATCTTGTCACTACTGTCATAGTAAAATCTTATTTCTTTATCACTTTCAAAAATGTATCTTGAACCTCTATATTCAATATTGTACGCTTCGCCATCTGTGGTAAATTTTAAAAGCCAACTAGCATCAATTTTTTGATTTGTAATATCTCCAGTTTTACCGATACTAAAATCACTTGTAACATCTAAATTAGATTCTGTAACCAAACGCCATTGTCCTAAATCTCTATCAAATCTTAATCCAAATGTTCTATTTGCAAATACCTGATCGACTATCTGTGTTTTTACATCTGATTCAATTGTAGTTGCTATTGCTGGTTTTATTTCTACTAGTTGAGCTCCAGTTGGTATTACATCATTAACCAAAACCGGTCCAGAATTATCTGCATTTAATTCTGTACCATTGCCACTTACAGTTACAATTTTAACCCACTTGTATGTAACAGCACCTAAATAGTTTGCATCTCCGGTTTTGAGTGTTCCTGTAGGAGTAAAATGCTGACCCGCAGGTGCTTGAAACTTAACGCTACAACCTGCTTTGATTAGCTTCAAAATACTTGTTGTGAATGTTCCAAGCGTTTGTTTAATATTATTAACATTTTCAAAATATCCAGTTGTCAAATTAGTATCAGTTGTATTTTGATACCAGGTTAAATTCAAATCATTTACTTCTATTTTTGGAAACTCACTGAAGTAGTAATTCCGTACCTTTTTTCCGCTTAAGATAGGTTCAATTTTGTTTAATATTATTCCTTCAATATCAGTTTGAGTTGCAAATGTAAATTTGTCTTTTTCTAATAACTTTTCTTTATATATTACACCATCAGTTGCAAACAGATTTGTTTTACTGTATTTTCCTGTAGCATCAACTAGATCAAAATATCGACTAATACCACTTGATGTTCTATTGACACTTTTTGTTTTTATAATTTCTTGGCTAACGCTGAGAGGCCCAAGTTGATAATCTTCTGCTGTAACTAACCTATTTTGTGTATAATAAGTGCTAGGTGCTCTCTCTTTAATATTTAAATTTGTTTCTGATGTGGAAGCATTATCTACAGTGTAACGTAATTCAAAAGTCATAGTAAGTGTTTCAACTTTTCCTATTCTACTAAGATAAGGTATATCTATGCTTATACCCCGCATGTCTGCAGGTGTAACAACTAAATTTTGATTTTTACTTGTTCTATAATAAATTTTAAAATCACCCTGTGGTAAGTTTCCAAACACTCCGTCTGAAAATATTAATGTAATTCTATCTTCTACTCTAGTCAACACACTATAAATATTTCTTATATTTTTATTAAGACTGTTGTAAATTATGTTGTTACCTTCTACAGCATCTACTTTGGTCCAAATTTCATCTTCAACACCTTGTGCATTCAACTTGTATAACCAAACATCTGAATTGTTAATATTAGTTGCGTCTATTGCTACCGTTTGATTTGTACTAGGATTAGATATTGTAAAAGAACCTTCATCTAAAGTTCCTTGTCTAAAATGGCAGAAAAATCCTGTATTAGAACTTCCTGATCCTTTACCGTCATCTCTGTAAACTAATGCAAAGTTGTTTCCAGGTAACGGTGGTTCTTCTTTAATAGTTGTATCTATATCAGTTGATACAATTTCAAAACGTACAGATTGTCCGTCTACTGTTTTAAGAAAACTAAATCTTGGAAGATCTGAATTTGTACTATTAATTCTATATTGTTCTGATGCTATTCCATCTATGGTTGCTTTTTTAATTGGTTTTCCAAAAGTAGCGTTTACTGGCAATCCTCTGTTTATAACTTTTATAAACTGTTCGTACCAATTAGGGTTAGCTGGGTCGTTCCATATAATTGTTTGATCAGCTAAATTAATATTATTTGAATCCAAAAATGATTCTGTTGTTGAAATACTTGCAACTTTTAAAATACCATTTGCACCTATATTTCTTTTAGGATTATAATTTAGTAGTCTTGCAAGTCGTAGTACGCTTTCTCTACGTTCTGCTAATTCTAAGTAATTTTCTCTAGCATTTAAATCCATTCTAAATGCTAAATTTTGTCCAAGGAAAGCAATTAAATCAATAAGTGCAAGATATTCTGAACTTTCTATATAATCATTAAAATCTTCGGGATAATTTTCACGCAGATAGTTGATCATTGTTCTGCGTAAATTATCAAAATCGTAACTTCTAAAGTCTGCGTTACGATAAGATTGATATATACGTTTCCAATCTTCTGCTACTAATAATCTATTTTGTCTATCTGTGCTCGACATACTATTTCCTTTTTAATATTTATCGTAGGTAGTTAACTGTGTATATAATTAGGAGGCAATAAACCCAGCATTTTCGTCAAACTGTAGACGCATAGTTTCTGAAATATTGTATGGACGATATATTAAAGAACATTCTACCTGTAAACCACTTTCATATTGATCAACTGTAACATTATTCACTGTTACCCTTGGATCACTACTAATAACTCTTGTTATATTTTGTATAATCAAATCTTTAATCTGTTCTGTCAATGGTTCAAACAAAACGTCCCAAATAATTGTTCCAAAAGACGGATCAGATAATTTTTCGCCTTGTCTAATATGGAAATGATTGATAATATCCTGTTTAATTAGAGCTAGATCGTAAAGAACAGGATTAGTACTATTAGGGTTTACTGTGCTTATTCCCCTATATGCTTTTGTACCAGGTCCATATTCTTCTGTACGCTGATTTCCAGCTACAGTTATTTCTTTAAATAGTTTCTTTTCAATTGTGCTCATACTGTATTTAACCTATTGTTACTGCACTATTTGATGCTTTAGCAAAAGCAATATAATCTGATGGAGGAGTGCCTCTTTCCAATGTAACTTGATCTCCATCTATGATCATTTTTTTAGTTCCTATAAAAACTTGATTATCACTTATACTTCTTACCCTAGGATCATCAGGTCTTGGAATCCTATCTCCATCTGGATCTACAACGTGATCTCCTTCTATTATGATATCTTTTACTCCTATTGTTACAGTTTTAGGCCTAGTCGGATCAGCTTTTAATATACCAACTATTTTTTGTTCACTGTCTACAACAAAGTCATCTTCTAAACAAATACCACCCATTATTGATTTTTCCTAAATGTATCTCTAATTGGAGTTGCGCCAGTACTTGTTGGTGCAGTACCTCCACTTATTGTTTTATCAGGAGTATGCTGAGTAGGATCACCACTTTCATGTCCACCCCAAGGTTCGTGTTCCGGCAACCTTGTTGGTTTTTTAGCTTCTTCAGCTGAACCTGCGCCGCCTGGGCTTCCTGCTGTAGAAGCAGGTGCTCCGTTAAAGCTGATTGCACCAGCAGTAATTTTGTGTGCTGATGATGCTAAGTTATTAGAACCACTAGCAGTAATTACTCCATCTGCACCAGCAGTAACTTCAAAATTAGCGGCTGAACCTAGTGCTAATACTGCACCTGATTTTATATTAAAAGCACTGGAACTTTCTATATTCATTGCCGCGCCAGATTTTATGTTGTATGCACCAGATGATTCAGTGTTTAATCCAGCACCTGATTTTATATTTAAATCTGCTGTTGATGTTTGATTAATTTTTGCACCGGCTGATACATTTATATCATTGCCAGCTTCAATATTAATATCTCTATCTGCCTTGAAATTAAAATCATTATTAGAATGTATACTTACGCTGTCTGCCGCATAGATATCAATTTTACCGTTAGCTGTCATTTCAATCCAACTGTTTCCGCTACCATGGGCTATGTAAATTAAATCTTCAGAATTATGTAAAAGTATTTGGTGTCCTGTTCTTGTACGCAGTCTTAACAACTCATTTGCAGGCACAGTAACATCACCTTTTTCTCCTTGTTCTACGTTTGCGTATTCACTACCGCCAGCCGATGCTTTTGTTTTTCTGACTAAGGAAGCATCTCCGTCATCCATAACAATACTAGAACCACCTAGTCTACTAAACGGAATATCTGATTGAGCAAGTTTTTCTCCGTATTTTGCTTTTGGTTTGCCTGGTCTTCTATCATATGGTCCTGGCGTGCTCCAACCAAAAACCATACTAGGTGTTTCACGCCTTGCACTAGAACTTGTTATGCCTCTTATTGTGTCAACTGTTAATCCTTGTGCAGTTAATTGATCATATTGATCTTTTGCATGTGGTTTAATATATTGTGTAGGATCTCTTCCTGCGCCTGTTTCTTTTACTTTGTTAAATTCTCCAACTGGTAATGCTTTTGATTTATCAAGGTCGTTATATGTTGTAGATGCATTTCCTGGTACCATGAAATTCATAAAATTATCTTGAATACACCCCATCCAGTAACCATAACCATAATTACCTTCTACAAAAATTACCATTACTTTTACACCAACATCAGGCGGAATTGCCCACATACCATAACTTTTTTGTGTGTAGTCGTACCCATCATTTTCTGTTACACCTGCTCTTGGTGTTACTCCGTAAAAAGGCGATAGGTATTTGCAAGGAACTAAAAATCCACTGCTTTCTTCAGCATTTCCTGATTCTGTAATTTTTAATATTTCAACTTCTATTGAACCCATGTATTCTGGATCAAGATGATTAACCACACGACCTATGTAAGGTCCAGAACCTTTCATCCAATCAGGCTTAACTCCTCTAGTAAGTTGATTTGGAGGTGTGCTCATGAATAAATCTCCGGATCACCTGCAGGCAAGCCAGGACCTGTAACTGACGATTCTGCATCATTTGAATATATAAGTGGATCGCCTCCAGGTAATCCAGGACCACTTGCTCCTGATCCTTGATCTGTACGCACATTCTTTGTATCTTCAACGTCTACATCACGTGCTAAATTCTTTTCTGATGTTGGTTCTGATTTAGTATCAACACCTGTTTGATTCTTACGCCTAATCATCCTTAAATCTTGTGTAAATACTCCTTCACTAAAACTGTTCCTTACAAAAATTACTTGGTATAATCCACTAAACGCACCAGTTGGTGAAATTCCTAGTCTAGGAAACTCGAAATTGCCTGTAGCACTAATGTCTAAAGGTGTTCTAAAATTTACTAAAACATCAACTTCAGTGCTTTGATAATCCATAGTACCATCTTCTGTTAGATTAATTAACGGAGTTGTTCCAGCAGAATAATTGCCCATTCCACTGTCAGCAATATAATATGGATCTCCCATAATTGTCATATTTGCAGTTATCAAATCTACAGGACTGTTTACAAGTGCATCATTAAAATCTCTTGCTATAGCTGTTTGAACACTGTTTAATTCAGTTCCTCCTAAGCCTCCTGTTCCTGCTTTAAGTTTTTCTTGTAATGTAGCAATTCCGGTTTGTGATATATTATTTGCGTCACCTTCTATTGTTTTTGTTTTTGGATTTTGATTTTTTCCTGCTGTTTGGTTTTGTTCAGCATCTTTTATGCCAGACTGTGTTTTTCCTCCAAAAGGTGTTATACTTGTAAAAAAAGCAAGATTAAAGTTGAGATCAAATTTCAATACATCATCATTTTTTCCACTGTAGATATAATCATATTCTTTTACTGCCTGTGATCTTAGCATTTCTATTCCTGGTGATGCTTTTGTCACAGGAGAATACCTACTGATATGTGCTTTATATGGTATTACCCTATAAACAAAAACCATTGGGTATTTTCCTGATAAATCCATTTGTTTTGTATCAGTAATCATATACACACTTGGTTGAATTTTAAACCAAGGTATCATTCCAAATTGGTCAGGTTCTGCTTCTGCTAGTTTTCTGCCATAGTCACTAAGGATTATAACTTCTTCAATTATTTCTTGAACCGTAGTTCCTGATTTAAAAGTCAACGCCCTTCCGTTATCACTAATTTGTACTTTGCCTCTTTCAAATAAACCTTTGGTTTTTTCACTTTCGACAAATTTAGGCCTGCCAAAAGGTTGTTGTCCTCCATCAAGATATGATGAAACTAAATTTGATTTACCTATATCGTTTAAATTTTCTTTCTTTTCTGCAAAGTCTCTTATACTTTCTCCTATTGCACTACGCTTTACTATAGTGCCTAACATTTTGCTCAATTCAGCATCAAAATCTTTTGGTACTTGTGCATTATTTTCTCCAGTTATAGATTCGTATATCTGCTTTTTTCTTTCTTCAGATAATTCTCTTTCACCGCCAGATTCTTTGTTAGGATCAATTGTTGCTCCAACATCATCTTCTGTTTCTCCTAGTAAATTTTCATCTGCTGATGTTCTACCTTTAGGAAAAATAATCACATATTCATTAGGTGTTACTACTTCTTTTGCTTTTTTCTTTTCTTGCTCTCTGTTATTCAATATTTCAGCTAAACTTTTACCTCCTGTTTGCAAAAGTTCTTGTACGTTTTTTCCTACTATAGTAACATCTGTTGCAACAGATTGTGCTTGGTCAGATAATGCCATTTCGTTCCAAGGAATGGCTTTTACTTTGTACATACTTCCGCCTTCATTAACTTCAAAATCTATGTTAACAAATTTTAGAGGATATATTCTGCGTAACTCGGGCTTACTGACATTGATTCCGTTGTCGTTCCATCCCTTAAAATCTAAAGATAAACAATATGGCGCTTCTAGATAATTTTTATGTCCTGACTGTAAAGCGGCAACCTGTAATGCTTGTAAAAATAAACCCATGCTGTAAGGTTCCATTATTTCAAAATCGATTGTTACTGCATTAGTTTGTTTTGTTTTTCCTGTTGGAGTTATAATTGAATTTATATCTACGTTGTCTATATAATATTCAACTTTGCCTTTTGACTCATATGCTGTTGCACCGCCATCTCCTGCATTACCGCCTGAACGCAAAATGATTACTTCGGGGTCTCTTTTCCTATAAGTTTTGTCAGGAAAATTAATTTCCTGATTATTCAAACAACCTAATGTCCATATATAGTTGTAACTAGCAAAATCTCTTAAGTCATTAGGTAAAGGCCCAAAGGATCCTATACCCAATTTAGATGCAACAGCATTAGCAAATTTTCCTTGCACTGCATCTTTATACTGCGGACCCACTCCAGCTTTTGGATCTACAGTAGTTGTATTGGTCATGAATTCAGGACCTGTTGCTAAACTACTTGAATTTACTTTTATATTTGGATTAGTAACCGTGAAATCGTTCATGCTAAATTCCTAAGAATTTTCGTAACGATGGACCTTTTGGAACAAAAATTTTTGTGCCTGCTTCAATATCATACACAGGATCTTTTATAACATCCATGTTTCTTTGTGCAAATACCCACCATAAGTCTTTATTTTCATATAAATCAAATGCTAATAAATCTGGTCTGTGCGTATACTGTTCTTCTATTGTGTATACAGTATCATCTGCTTCTGCAGGTATGGGCCTAATAGAAAGCAAAGTCAAATATTGATTGTTTACTGTTCTAGTTTTGAACCATGGACTATCTGCTTTATATTTTGCCATTAAATGAACCCACCGCTATTACCTATATATCCGCCGTTGACAAATTTATCTAAGCTAAATGACTCTACAGCTCTTCTACTGTAAATAGGTTGTACAGTAACTTGTATGTTACTTCTTGTTGGTACATATGTACCTTTCTCTCCCAAGCCTTCAACTTGGATATAATCAACATCTTGGTTTAGTTCAACAGCAAAACTAGTAATAATTACTGGAACATTTTTAAAAACATAATCTCCATAACCATTTAACTTAACAATAGGAGGTGGATTACCTTGATCTCTTGTGTCGCCATATGCCATTTTAGTTACACTTCTTAAATAATGATTAGCGGCTACCCAATATCTTGCTTCGAATTGATTTTCAACTAAAAAGTCTCCAGTAATAGAAAACTGATCCACTTGTGAATTCTGGTATGCAAAAAACGGATAATTACTATGTACAGGCTTGATTGGTGTATATGCGGCACTATGCGTCACATAAATTTGAGGTGTGTAAGGCCAAATTAATCCATTAGTTTCTTTTAACGGATCAAGTACTGGACTATAACGAAATTTGAAAGGCATACTTAATCTTACACGCCAATCTTGAGCTCCTTGACTAGAGCCCCAAGAAGCGCCACCGAAGTCAAATTCTTCTGGTACGCCATCTGGTAGTATATTAATAGCCCTTAAAAATTTACCATAACTGGATTCTTGTAAAGTGTCAACAAACGCATCTTTTAACCCGCTACCAACACGTTTAACATCGTCCCAGGCTGATCCTGCTACATTTTCTAAGCTACTTGCAGGGTTTTGCGAGTTACGTTTTTGCGATTCTTCCGCTCTTAATCTTAAATCTGGTTCTGGCATTTTTTTACACTCCTTATAACTTATTTATTGACTTTTTTAAGTATGTAGTTTATAATAAGGAGTATAACTTGGAGAACCAATGAGAAAAATAAACTATTTAAACAACAAAGATATTCTTAAGGAGATACACAAGAGTAAAAGCACATATTGTAGCTTTGTAGATCCGGATTATCACCAATTTGACATTATATTACCTAATATAGAGAAAATTAATATTAGGACCATTGCTGAAGCTAAACGCAACAAAGCAAAAAGACTAGGATTACTAGCATTTGAAGAGGCGAAATCTCAAGGAAAAAAGGTTAAACAGGCAGAATTTGAAATAGATTACAAAAAAATTGAAAAAACAGAACTAATATTCCGTATTATGATGTATGATCATATACCAGATGAACCAGGTAGAAAGAAAAATCCAAAAACAGAAGCGGACAAAAAAGTTAAACTAAACTTTCCACCATTTCAACACTACAAATTTAATGATGATGATCAATTGATATGTGTTGGTAAAAGCCATTGGACTGGGGGTTTAGAAAACGGACATTTCAGTTTACAAGACGGCAAAACCACTGATAAACTAGCAATGATGTGGATGAAACTATGTGATAGATATGCTACTAGGGGCAATGTTCGCGGATATACCTATAATGATGAGATGAAGGGTCAAGCAATACTGCAATTAGCACAAATTGGACTGCAATTTGACGAATCTAAGTCACAGAATCCGTTTGCTTACTACACAGCGGCGGTTACTAACTCATTTGTAAGGGTTATAAACTTAGAAAAAAGGAACCAAAACATCAGAGATGATATATTAGAAATGAACCATATGAATCCTAGCTATACAAGGCAAGCCCAAGGTGAATGGGAGAAAGCAATGCGCCATGAAAAAGAAAGACAGGCAAAAAATTCTGCAAATAACGCTTGACGTAGCCCAAAAAATACGCTATAGTATAGCTGAGAAAGGTATGAAACGTGTTTAATAAAGCCGCGGTCTTTACAGATATCCATTTTGGCCTAAAAGGTAACAGTAAAATTCACAATGATGATTGTGAAAGATTTATTGATTGGTATATTAGTAAAGCAAAAGAAAATAATTGTGAAACTGGAATATTTTGTGGTGACTGGCATCATAATAGAAGCAGTTTAAATCTTACAACAATGGATAGTACTATAAGGTGTCTTGAAAAACTAGGACAATCCTTTGACAAATTCTATATGTTTGTAGGAAATCATGATTTATATTATAAAGACAAAAGAGATGTAAGTTCAACTGAGTTTGCAAAGCATATTCCTGGTATAACTGTAGTATATAAAACTACAGAAATAGAGGATGTAGCACTTGTTCCCTGGTTGGTAGGCGATGAATGGAAAGATATTCAAAAATGTAAAGCCAAATATATGTTTGGACATTTTGAACTACCAAATTTTTATATGAACGCAATGGTGCAGATGCCTGACACAGGTGAACTTAAAGCAGAACATTTTAAAAATCAAGAATATGTATTTTCAGGACATTTCCATAAAAGACAGAAACAAGGAAAAATACATTACTTAGGTAATGCATTCCCACATAATTACGCCGATGCTTGGGACGATAAAAGAGGAATGATGATTCTTGATCGAGCAAATAATAAAGAACCAGAATATTTAGATTGGGAAGACTGTCCTAAATATAGAACTACAACACTGAGTAAATTACTTGATCCCAATTCAGATATAATTAAACCAAACATGTACCTACGGGTAACATTAGATTTGCCAATTTCTTACGAAGAAGCACAGTTTATAAAAGAAACTTATATCAATAATCATAAATGTAGAGAAATTACACTCATTCCGCAAAAGCAGATTGAAGAAATTACTACTGAACTTGATATAACACAATTTGAAAGTGTAGATGAAATAGTAGCTAAAGAAATTACGGCAATAGATAGTGATAATTTTAACAAAAAGATGTTACTTGACATCTATAATGAGCTGTAAATGATAAAAGTAAAGGACTTAACTGTAAAAAACTTCATGAGTGTGGGTAATCAGACTCAAGCAGTTGATTTTAATAAAGAACAACTTACACTTGTACTAGGAGAAAATCTAGATCAAGGCGGAGATGATGCAGGATCAAGAAATGGTACTGGAAAAACAACTATTATCAATGCACTTTCTTATGCATTATACGGAAATGCCCTTACAAATATAAAAAGAAACAATTTAATTAATAAAACTAACAGTAAAGGTATGTTAGTTACACTTCATTTTGAAAAAGATGGTACAGATTATAGAATTGAAAGAGGTCGTTCTCCTAATATAATGAAGTTCTTTGTAAACGATGAAGAGCAAGAACTAATTGACGAAAGCCAAGGAGACAGTCGTAAAACTCAAGAGTTTTTAAACGGACTTTTAGGTATGAGTCATGACATGTTTAAGCATATTGTTGCATTAAACACATATACTGAACCTTTTTTAAGTATGCGGCAAAATGATCAACGTGTTATTATCGAGCAACTTCTAGGAATTACTTTGCTTTCCGAAAAAGCAGAAAGTTTAAAGGAACAAATAAAACAAACTAAAGATGCAATCACAGAAGAAACTGCTAAAATTGAAGGAATACAAACTGCAAATAGTAAAATTGAAAATACAATTGAAAGTTTACAAAGCACACAAAAAGCATGGCTAGCCAAAAAGAAAAATGATTCTGCAAAACTAACAAAATCAATAGACGAACTAGAACATTTAGATATTGACAAAGAACTAGATGCACACGACAAATTAGCAAATTGGAATGAACATAACACAGCAATTATGGCTCTTAAAAAAGAACAAAGCACTCTTGAGCCTGCACTACAACGTGCTAACAAGTCTGTAGAAAAACTTAAAAAAGACATCGCAGATTTGGAAGATGCTACTTGTTATGCTTGTGGACAAACGTTACATGAAGATAAAAAAGCAGAAATTGAAGAGACAAAAACTAAAGAACTTGACGATTCTTTACAATATCTAAATGAAATAAAGACAAAACTAGAAGAAGTTGTAAAGGGTTTAGAAGATATTGGTGATATAAACGGCAAACCTAAAACATTTTATGAAACAGCTAAAGAAGCATATGAACATAGACAAAATGTTGATAGTTTAAAAACTGCATTAGCAAATAAAGACAGTGAAGAAGATCCATACGAAGCACAAATACAAGAATTAAGAAACACTGCTATACAAGAAGTAAGTTGGGATACTATAAACACTTTAACAAACTTCAAAGAACACCAAGAATTTTTATTAAAACTACTAACAAACAAAGACAGTTTTATACGTAAAAAGATAATTGATCAAAATTTAGCATATCTAAATAATAGATT